GAAAATTCACAAGCTCGTTGCATGTGACGCCTCGGTTGTATCCCTACTGGCACAGTCTTGTTCCACGTCTGTGGAGGACTGCTGTGCGCGATATTGCATTACGCACTGCTAGTAAGGTTACATGCGTTCCCAAAGATGCTAAAACTGACAGAATCATTGCCATCGAACCCCATCTGAACATTTATGTTCAGCTGGGAGTCGGAGCTTTAATTCGTCGTCAGTTGAAGAAATCTGGGGTTGATCTGGATGATCAAACTAGGAATCAAAAACTAGCTCAATCTGCTTTAACTGCAGGTTTAGCTACTATTGACTTATCTTCTGCTAGTGATACTGTTAGCAAAGAACTAGTTTGGCTACTTCTACCATTCGAATGGGCATCTCTTCTTGATCTATCACGTACTGAGTACGCGGAGGTCGAGGGAGTTGAACATAGGTTGGAGAAGTTCTCTTCTATGGGTAATGGTTACACTTTTGAGCTAGAAAGTTTAATCTTCTATGCTCTTGCTGTCGCCGCTACCGGTGAAAGAGCAGGTGTATCGGCTTATGGTGATGATATTATATTACCACAAGCTTCCGCACCTATCCTGATCGAGGCGCTAGACTTTCTCGGGTTTAGCGTTAACGCCCGAAAAACTTACCTGGCTGGTAGGTTTTTCGAATCTTGCGGCATGGATTTCTTTGATGGGGTAAACGTGCGTCCCTTCTTTTGGAAGGGGCAACGGGATGACTATGCTATGGTTATCTATAGCATGGCTAATTCCGTACGCAGGTATGCCCACATGCGCTTAGGCCGACTTGGATGTGATATCCGACTGCTTCCCACTTGGCTTTACCTGGTTTCCAGGTTGTCAAGTAAGGACAGAAAGATTCGCATTCCTGAAGGCTTTGGCGACGGGGGTCTCGTCAGTAATTTCGACGAGGCTTCACCATCAAAGGCCAGGCATCAAGTTGAAGGTTACATTTCACAATGTTACATCAACTTGGGCAAGTATCGCTCATCTGAGCCTTTAGGGCTCTTATTAGCGCAACTTTGCTGCTTACCCTCGAGAGCCACGGATGGGTTCGAACCCATACGTGGTTTTAGGAGGTACTGCAAGAAGCCAGTTCTTTTTCCGAACTGGCCGAGCTTAGGTTGTTGGACATAAACCATCCAACTCCTTTTGCCCTACCATACGGTAGGTGGAGAGGCCTTTCTCTCCTTCGGCACGGG